CCATATTCTTGGCTTGCATTTCGCGAGCATGCATGATTGTATCAAATAAATCATATCCAATGTTGTATTCTTCTGCCAACCAACGCAGAGCAATGTTGTCTCTGGGGTGGCAAGCACCCGCATCACCCATGCCAGCAGTCATGTATTTAGGTCCCATGATTCGCATGGTGCTGTTGGCCAAGGCATTGGTCACTACATCTACATCAATGTTGCCAATTTTAATAGCAAAATCTTGTATCATGTTGGCCAAGCCCACTTTGGCACTGATAAAAGTGTTGTAGAAAATTTTGATGGCTTCGCATTCGTCCCAAGTACCAATCTCGTAACGTGGATTATTCTGCATAATGGTCTTGTACAAGTCAATCAACTCGCCAGCCACGGCTGTGGGATTACCGTCCTCTGTGCCAATCATGATCATCTCAGGATTGACCATGTCCCATTTGACTGAACCCATGGCGATCAAATAAGGGTTATACAAAAATTTGTGTTTGGAATCTAGTGCTGTTACAAATTTGCGACGGGTAGTACCAGGCAGCACTGTGGAAATCAACACAACCTTTTTTGGTGAAGTAGCATGCTGATTGATCAATGCAATAGCATCCAACACTGCGTCATGGCCAAAATCTCGCGGAGTCATATGACTACTAGGTACAGATCCGTCATAACCTTCGGCATGCGGTGTAGGCACAGCTATAAAGATCCAATCGCTGTGATTAATTGTTTCATCAGCCGAACAAACTTTTACCTGGTCGCTAATTCTTGGGTAAATATCATACCCTCTCACTGTGTGCTTTTCTGCAAACACTTCTGCGCAGTCTAGACCAAGTTTTCCTAATCCGATAAAACCAATATTCATAAAATCTCCAAATGACAGTACCTGTACATAATTTATACGACTTTGTCCACCAAGCTACAAAAAACAAATTCTTGTTGTTGTATTTTTATCCTTGGGGTTGTAAGAGTCTAACAGATGTGCACCATTATCAAATTGATCAAGCTTGGCTGGACGGACCACGAGGAATATCTGCCAAAAATCGTGTTGTCGCACTCGATACGCAGATACATGATCCTTGTACACATGTTCAAACTTTTCAACCTGTAATTTTATGCCATGACCAAGAACCGTTACACTTTGATCTTTACAACAGCGACAGCGATTTTGTAAAGCGCATGGCTGCTGTTAAAAAAAATCAATTTGGTATCGACTTGTCTCCGCAGAACTTGTCGCAGAATCTAAGACTGTCACTGCTGAAGTCTGTGCAAAAAACTTGGATATTATTGCATTCAGAGTTAAATTCTCCTGAGCTGGTTCGCTACGAAGCTACAGGGCAATACCAAGGTGCTTATTGGTGGAGTCATGCTGTGATTGCCAGAGACTGGTATCGCTATGCTCAACATGATCGGTCGCTGCAGCCTGGTCACTTGCGTAAATTGTTTTTGTGCTACAGCAGGGATACTGCTGGCTCAAGATCATATCGCAAAAACTTTCAACAACAGTTACACGAAGTTCAGTTGGATATACAATGTCAGTTTCAATCATTTGATAGCAATCCAGTAGGTGCTGATGCCAGTGCAATTTATAATTCCCAAGACTTCAATCACACTGCCATAAGTGTAGTGCTCGAAACAGTATTTGATCAACGCATACATCTCACAGAAAAGATACTACGTGCTATTGCTTGCGGACATCCTTTTATTTTAGCAGCCGGACCTGGCAGTTTACAGTTGCTTCGATCCTACGGATTTCATACGTTTCATGGCTACATCAACGAAGACTACGACACTATCATAGACCCTGCACTTAGACTTCAAGCTATTGTCAAAGAGATGAATCGAATTGCAAACTTGTCTCAAACAAAGCAAACCGAGCTGATAGAAGCACTAAGAAGTATTGCTGCTTATAATCGGCAACGATTCTTCTCTGACGAATTTTTTCAACAAGTTGTTGACCAATTGGAAGACAACGTCAACTCTGCTTTTGCACAGCATCAAGGCCAACTAAATTTTTAGTTTTGACTTATCAACAACAGAGATTAAAACAGCGTGTCAATTGCGAACAATGATGCCATTCCAAGATTCACCTGGATCTGAATCACGGTACTGCATGACGCGGCTCACAACGGAATCATAAAAACTATCTAGCTCGTTGTTCCAGCGTCCTTTGAGATGTTCAATAGCATCGATACAGTAATTCCAATTCTTCAAGGCATAGTTGCGTAACAGATTATTATGCAACTCAATATCTTTGTCTATTCCCATCATTTCTGCAATCGGGACAGTTTCTATTAAACAGTAGGCCACACGAGTTTGTTCGATGTCAGCAAAATAAAATGTGTCTAACTGCAAAACAGTATACCTGCTTTTAATGTCGTCGGTTATGGAATCACCAAACATTATGTTCATGCTACATCCGGTTCCAGTTTGATTTGCAAGGGGTAGCCTTCGCTTCGTGCGCTGACTGTGATTTCAATACCTTTTTGTTCGGCCAACTCATAAGGTAGCACTGCTACCACAGCAGAACCAGTGCCGTGTATATCCATGGTGATTTTTTCAGCTGTGACAGCATCATACTCAAAATATTCAACCAAACTGTTGATTACAAATTCAAGTGAAGTTTGATCGTCATTCATGTAGATAATCTTATACATGGGTGGTTCTTTTAACTTGATGCTGGTTTTGTTTTTGGTTTCAATTTGTGACATGTTGATCCTTGTGTGACACAAGGCTGCGGATGCAGCCTTGTTTATTGCCGAGGTTATTTAACTGAATTGTCTAGCGATGGGATTGGGCTGTTGATAGCAATCTTTCTGGGTTTTTGCGATTCAGGAACAATGCGCTCTAATCCAATGGTTAAAATGCCATCTTGGAAGTTGGCTTCCTGAACTTCCACATATTCTCCCAAGGTCCAGCTGCGTACAAAATCTCGGTTGCTGATGCCGTGATGCAGATATTCTACTTCCAACTGCTCTTGTCGATTGCTGCGCACAGTTAAAGAACCTTCGTGAAATTCAATATCAATCTCACCTGGACGAAAGCCAGCCACAGCCAGGCGAATTTCGTAAGACTCGTCGCCGGTCTTGACAATATCGTAAGGTGGGTAATTGTTGTTTGTGGTTCCATCTAACTGTTTGGTAATGCGATCAAACAGTCGATCTACTCCAACAGAATTGCGGTAAAACGGGGTAAGGTCTAGTGATGTAATTCTAGTCATGTTGTTCTCCTATTAAGCAAGTTTGACTATGTAACAAGACCCGTTAGGCATCTTGTACGTTTATTTATTATAGCACAATCACAATTGTAAAGCAATTATAATGGTTGATCGCGTTCTCGGTCTACGATAATTCTAAAATTATACCACCAATCAGCATTGGATGGTGGATTCCAGGTCAATTTAAAAAACACGTAATAACGGTCATCTGCAAAACAGACGCGATGAATCAATTTGACGGTTTTTTCTTGATAAGCTATGTCGTGGCGTTCGGCCCACTTGGCAATTTCTTGCGATATTCGACGTGCAGCATGCATAGGTAAAAATCCACCGCGTTCAGCTGGCAAGTAGAACTCAATCAACATCAGTACATTTTTTTGGGAAGTTCTTGGCTGCGCAGATACTTTTTCCAGCGACTCTTGGCTTGTGCTGCTCTAACCTTTTTGCGTGTGGTTGGTTTGACAAAGGTTTCACGCTCACGCAGTTCCAACAACAGGCCTGACTCGCTGATCTTCTTCTTGAACTTGCGCAGGGCACGTTCGATGTTTTCGTCATTGACGATCACAGTTCTTCCTAGTAATTTCAATCTATTTTCCTTTCAAGTACGGTAGGATTATTTACCTGGGTTTTATCGATCACTACACGATTAATTTTGTCCCGTTGATACTGTTTCAAATGAAACATGTGCGGCATCAAGATGCTTTCTAATTCAGCATGTAAGGCCCGGGCACCTGTGCCAGAATCCATGGCACGATCAACTACCACATCAACAGCATCTGCAGTGAATTCCAGCTCTACTTGATCTTGTTCGAATAGCCAGTGGTATTGCTGTATCAAGTTGTTTTTGCTTTGAGTAAGAATATTTCTGAGATCAGCCCGTTCCAAG